CTTTTCGGAGAAGATCGTAATTTTCCTTTTTATATTTACCTTGTTAAAAACGGCTGGGTAGAATTTAAGGAACCTATTTTGGTTAGAGGTAGCAAAACCGGACCTTACAAGCCTAGTCAGTTTGATGACGCCTATAAGTCAAGCGATGAAGCGAAAGAACTTGCTAGCAATGCACAAGCTAAAGCGATTCAAATTGCGCAAGGTGTGGAAGCAGTTCGGACGCAAGTAACACAGCTAAATAATAGCTGGTCAGTCCGGAACCTAAACAGCGCCGGGGACGTGCTGGGGCAATTAAATTTGAACCCGGACGGATCAATAAAAATTAATGAAGGTTTACTTTCTATCGGGGAAAAAACCTATATTAAAGATGGCGTTATTAAAAAATCTATGATTGGAAATGCCCAAATTGACACGGCCCACATTAAGGAAATTGACGCTTCACAAGCTAACATTTTCAATCTGAATGTTAATAATATCAACGGTTTAAACGCTGAATTTATTAAGGCTAAGATTGAATATGCTTTGGTGGATTGGTTGAGAGGTAAGAAAATTTCAGCCCTGAATGATAAAACGGTAATAGATTTGAATGAAGGAACCATTAACCTATTTTCAAATACCGGAACCATTCGCCGGATTGACAATACAAGTTCTTCACAATTCTTAAAAATGACCCGTAGCGGTTTTATTGCTGAACATTTCCGGGATCCTAATTCTGCTATGATCGTATTAGGTACTAACCACGATAAAACAGAAAATACAAATAATGCAACCTTTGCCGGGACCCGCCTTTGGTCAGGCTCAGGAAATGGTGTTAATGAATCGTTTTATGAATTAGTGGCTGATCGGATCGCCATCTATTCAAACGGAAAGTATCGCAGTCCTTGGCTAATACATAATAACACCGAAGACGGAAACACCTACTTAATTCCAATGAATGAAAACGGCGTTAAACATAATTTAGGCCGTGGGGATAAGCATTTTAGCAAAGCTTATATAGATGATCTATTTATTGGGAAAGGATCACAAAACGTAGGAGGCTATCTATGGGATATCCTGACTTGTTTTGGTATTATTGCCCGTTATGGTTGGGATCTAAAAAATGGAGCTGTTCAAAATCATATAAAATCAAATCTCATCAATAAATATGGCTTTAAATAGAAAGGAAAATCAATGAACGAAGATTTTTATAATGGTGTATATTCTGAACTAGCTTCAGAAATTGGACAAAAAGCGGTAATTATTGCGACGCTTCAAGCGCAATTAAAAAATTGCCGTGAATACGCCCAAAAGCTGGAAGGTGAAAAACAAGACCTTCAGAAAGCTAAAGATGAATTACAGGCAGATTTTGAAGCCCTTCAAAAAGAAAAAGAAGAACTTCAAAACCAACTCAATGAATTAAAAGTAGAAGGAGCTGAATAATGCGGACTTATGCAGTAGTAGGGAAATACCCGGTATATGATGAAGATGGAAAAATCACACACACAGACATTTCACTAAATGCAACTAGTGGGGGCTTTGATAGCTTCACCCAGCGAGTGGCCGGGGATCACCGGAACAAGCCGGACACTGAAGCGATTGAACTTGCTAAAGACGCTTATTTTAAATCTGAATACGCTGAAAAAGCAATGTCTGAAAGCGTACAGGAAATTGACAACTTGAAAGTCAAAGCTAAGGAACGAGATTTAAAAGTACAGGCGCAGAAAGAACAGCTTGAAACCATTAATAAGCTAGTTGAAAACAACGCTAAATTGACACACGTTTCAATTCTTAATGCTGTTATGTCCAAAAATATCACTTATGGAACTATCTATAAACAGTATATGGACCTTTTGCCTATTGCCAAAACCGGCGACACCTTCCAAACAGATGATTTATTTGTTTTAGAAGACCCTAGCCATGAAGAAGTGGACGGGGAAGGAATTAAGATCTTAATTCAGGCCCAAAAAGCTTTTACCTATAATGGCGAACCAATCAGCGAATTTATGAAAGGTGGCAAGCTGGAACTAGGAACAGCAACAGCATGGCCTTTTGTTGGAAAGGAATAAGGGTGACTTGTGGAAGTAATTGAACCGGATGGAATTTTTGGAATTTTTGAGGTGGTTAAGGACTTCTACGCCCACGGGATTGATGAACATTTTATCGTTTTTGCCTTAATGCTGATCGTGGCCCTTGATATTGTTTTAGGAGTATCAAGGGCGTGGGCTTACCATGACTTTTCTAGCCGTAAATGGCGGAAAGGTTTAGTCAGTCACACGGCCATGATCCTGATAACGGCGATTGGGTACCCGTTCGCGTTATATATGAATCTAGCGCCCATTGTGGACGCTTTTATAATGGCCATGATGGCGGCCTATGGATCCAGCATTTTGGCTAGTTTGTCAGCGCTGGGCGTAGAAATTCCGGGCCTTGATCGTTTTGTAAAACAAAACATAGATCACGAAAAGTTTCAACTAAAAGAAGGACTAGAAGAACCTAGTAAATTAATTAAAAAGAAAAAAGGAGAAAAAAGATGAATCAAATTACTGATATTGTTGTAAGCGGGGCTATGAGTATTCTAGTAGTGTTAGTTGGTATTGTAGTTAATTCCGTTAAACAGTACCTTTTAACCCGTGGCGGGAAGAAAGCACTTGAAACCGCTGAAATCCTAGCTAAGAACGCCGTACAGGCTACAGAGCAGGTCGCTGATAAATTGGATATTCACGGCAAGGATAAACTCGAGCACGCTAAAACTAGCTTGATCGAGGGTCTTGAGTCTCAAAATATCCACTTGACGAATCAAGAGCTTAATACCTTTATCGAAGCAGCAGTTAAACGCGCTAACGAAGAATGGAAGAAATAGAGAGGTCGAACATGAGTGTACAACAATCTATCGTTAACGGTTTTATTAGTCGTCGCGGACTAATTACCTATTCAATGCTCGGAAGCCGTAACGGCGCAGACGGCACGGGCGACTGCTCGGGTATCGTGTCGCAAGTTTTAAAAGAAGCTGGTATTCCGATTCAAGGCTTGCCGTCAACTGTCACGCTTGGCCAGCAACTAGCAAACAATGGCTTTTATCGTATCAGCATTAACCAAAACTGGGACGCTAAACCGGCCGATATCATCTTGATGAGCTGGGGTGCTGATATGTCTACATCTGGCGGTGCTGGTGGCCACGTCGGAGCGATGATCGATGATACATACTTCATCTCTTGCGACTATTCAACGCAAGGCGCACCCGGACAAGCTATCAATACCTATCCTTGGAATGATTATTATGCCTGGAATAAACCGAACTATATCGAGGTTTGGCGATATGCTGACACAGCACCACAGACCAACAATCAAGCGAACACGGCCGTACAACCAAAAGACAAGGCCTTTTACCAAGCGAACGAGGTCAAATATATCAACGGTATGTGGCAAATCAAATGCGACTATCTCGCTCCCGTTGGTTTCGATTGGACAGAAAACGGAATTCCGGTATCAATGGTAAACTGGGTTGATAAGGACGGAAACAACTTGCCGGACGGCGCAGATCAAGACTTTAAAGCTGGAATGTTCTTCTCGTTTGAACTAGATGAAGCCAATATCTCAGATACAGGCAAGGGCGGTTACTATGGCGGGTATTACTGGCGCCTCTTTGAGTTCGGGCAATTCGGCCCTATCTGGTTATCTTGCTGGGACAAAGACGATCTCGTTAATTATTATGAGTAAAGAGGGGTGATTGAATGAATCGCTCGAACTGTACCAATTTAAAGCAGTTTGAGGGTGGCCGGGTCGTTAAACAAGGCGACTCGGCTTCCCTTTTTGGTTTTGCAATGTACGACGAGAGATGGACTCCGATCGACCTTGAGGGGCAGGAAGCTACAATTCACTTTACGAGCAAACAAGGCAAAGCGTCATTTTTGACGACGGTCCAAGGCTCAAAAGTATTGTTTAAGATTCCAAAAGTGCTACCGGTCGAGAGCTATCTCGTTGAGGTGGTAGCTGGTGGATATGTATTCCCGAGTGACCAGAGCGTCCGAGTTGACGTGGTTCAATCCGCGGACGAATTTACAAGCGAAGAAGTCCTATCACTTGTGAAAAACGATGTTAAGACTGAAATCGACAAGTACATTGCAGAACATCCAAATGGACCACAAGCTGAAGAACTGCCAGACTTAACCACACTATACAATTTAGCTAAAATTTAAAGGAGAAAAACATGACTTTAAACACAGAAAAATTAACCCAATTCGCACAAGCTGTCGGTGCTGATGTCAAAGAGATTAAAACAACTTTGGCTAACAAAGCAGACAAGTCAGAAATTGGCCAAGGTGGGATCACACAACAACAACTAGACACGGCTATCGCTGGCGTCAAGACTGCCATTTTAGGCGATGGAGTACCAGAAGAATTAGATACTCTCAAAGAGATCGCTGACCGTATCGCAAATGGTGCAGGATCAGCAGACCAAGCTATTGTGTCTAAAATGACAGAGCTTGGCCAAAAATTCACTGACCTTGAAAATACTGACTTCGTACAAATCTATACAACGGCTAAAAATACCCTCTAAGGAGGTAACGAATGGATAAATTAAAGAAAGCTATAGAATCCATTGGTCGTGATATTGGGGCGCTTCAAGCCAACCAAGGCGGAGCATTACAGACTACTAAAGCTTACGAGTTATTTCCGACTTATGCGACATTACAAGCACAGATGACCACCAACATCAAAGAGAAGCACGTTGACTTAGGACTAGACGCTCTCATTGATGATAAGCTAAAAAACGGCGGTGATCCGTTTGTCACCAAGTCTAAAGTACCAGTAGTGGACACTACACAGCTTGCTACCAAGAATGACTTGGAAGAATTAAAGCGTAGCGCAGGAACTGGCACAAGCACAGAACTAAAAGGCCAAGGCTTCCCATACGCTCTAAACGCTGATATCGGTACAATTTATACCGATACCACAGCGAAAAATGGAGCGGTGAAGTGGATCAAGAAAACCGCTGGGACTGGCTCTAACGCTTGGTCTGTATTGTTTGGCGATGTCAAACACAAGCCAAGAATTTCATCGAGTCAAAACAACGCTTACGTAGAATTCAGACGTATAAACTCTACGGTTGAGATCGGCTTCGGTGGCCTTTCTTGGGGTTGGTTTGGAATCGTGAGACGAGGTGCGCCCAGCTACGTTCCTCAAGGGTCAGACCGTGAACGTAACGTGGTGATTTTAAATGTCGGCGGTATACCAGTCGGTTTTCGTGCGACCAGCTCAAAACTTGGTATTATGACAAATGACAAGGGCAAGCGCCTTGGGACATTTTATTTAGGCGGGCCGGGTGACGGCAACCAGCTACGCTTACAATTCGATGATCCGGTACCAACAGACCGGGATATCGGAGACTTGCGGTTTACTAATATGTCCTATGTAACGGACGACCCGTGGCCAGAAACTTTATAAGATGACAACAGCGGTAGCGTAATGCTACCGTTTTTTTTATTTTCCAAGTAAATTCCAAATAGGTTAAAAATATTGTAAAATCAACGTTTTTTTATTTTCTTTGAAATGCGAAAGGATAGCAGTACTTTTTAAAATGTGCTATAATATATACGATAATCGAATACTATCACTTACTTGAACCACTAGCCCCAACTAGTGGTTTTGTCTGTTATAACGGCAATTTTTAGGGTTGTCTATTTAAACGAAAAATAACAAATTTACTTTCCTTATTTGAAATGTTGGTGGTCTTATTGATCATCAGTGTGCTCTTATTGCTCTTTGTGCCGAATTTGACCAAGCAAAAAGACTC